CCGTAGTCACCCAGGCTCCCGCGCCAAGCGTCCTGCACCCAGGTCGGAGCAGTTACAGACGTGGAAGACTGACCAGTCGTGTTGCTGGTAGACTTGGTCTTGCTGTTCGTGATTGTGTTCTGTTTACTTTTTTGAGGCTTCGGTTCAGAGCTGCCGCCCATAACGCTTCTCCATCAAGATCGCCTTGGTGCGCCAGCCTCTCTCTTTGAGCTGCTGCGCAGTTCCAGTGCGTGCAAAAGTCTCTAAGCAGTACGCTCCCGCTCGATCACACACATCGTCCATATAATCGCAGAACGGGTCTTTCCACACATCCATGTTCCATCCGGCAATGCCGACAACCTGACAAGCAAGACCGCGCTCACGCTCCTCGAACCTGTATATGCAGCTCCCGACAATGCGGTCATCGAGATAGCCGACAATCATGCGGTAAGTTCCCGCTGCGAGGCTCTCAACTATCTGAGCCTCAGTGAGTGTGTCGCCAGCTCCTCGCAGGAGCATCCGACAGTATTGGCGTCTAAGCACCGGCCAGATCGCGGGGAGGTCTGGCCCTACATGCTCGATCCTAAGTCGTGCTGACGGCTGCTCGGTCAGTGACACGTCTCCAGTTTGTTCCATCGCTGAACGCCGGTACAGCTCCACCAACGTCATCGGTCACATAGACCATGCCGTATGTCCAGTCTTCAGCGTCGGGGAGATCGGCAATGGCATACGCAGCGAGGCGCAGCGGTCGCGTCATCCCCTCCGATCCATCCTTCGGCAAGCACGAGTTCGCTCGAACAGCGATGCGCCGACGATGCTCCGTGGGATCACTCCACTGGAGCGGCGCAATAGGACGATCTGTACGATCAACCACGGCGTCCCCCAGATCCTACGTCACGCTTGTCAACGATGACGCCGAACGCCTTGCTCCACGTGCCTCCCACGTTCAGCTCGACGCGATGGTATCGACCATTGGTGCGGCACACGACGCGACCGCCAGTGCGAGGCGTGAGGATGTCTGACCAGATTACCGCTTCGGCAATATCGTTGCGCGTCCCAATGCGAGCCGTAATAGAGACAGCGTCTCCCTCCACCATCGGACGGAAGCCGCCGACACGTGTGCGCCGGTCGCCATCGAACATGTACTCGCGAGTGACGATGGTCGCGGTCCTTTCCTCCCCGTTGAAGAAGCCAGACTTGTAGTCCGTGAAGAACCCAGCCAGCGTGCGCTGCCCGCCGATGAGCGTCGGACTGTCGAGCGAGATCGGGATCACATCGAGGTCCGCGTACAAGCTGTCGAGACCTTCCAGAGTGACCGCAGAGCCTGACGCCTCCCACAGCAGGTCGCAAGCCTGATCGATGTGAGACCAGCGACCGCGCCCGTAGTCGAAGCAGATAATCTTATTCGGCGTGCCGCCATCGCTGCCGCCGCCAGGGTAGCTCCAGAACACTCTCTGGTTCGCCGGGTCGGCAGCGGAGCTGATCCTGTTGAGGCTCGAACGGTCGAGGTCGGCGAGGACAAAGTCATCCACACGGTCGAGGCCGATAGGCTGAACCTGGGAGCCGTTTGCCAGTGCATAGAACCCGCGAGACGATAGGAAGAAGATGATGTCGTTCGCCCTGACCGCAGCTCCCGGCGCGATGAGGCCAAGGCCGGGGACAATCTCATCGAACTGGAACACGAGAGGCGCACCGACGAAGGTCATGCGAGTGATACTCTCATCCTGAAAGATGATGCCGTACTCGCCGCCAAAGATGCGCTGGATTTTCCTCTGTGGCAGGTCTTCGTAGTCAGCCAGCGTCGAGGGATCGACCGTCCAGTCTGTCGGATCTTGGAAGGCGCACCAGCGGACACGCCAGGGAACCTCGTTGTCCACGCTGTCATTCGTGTAGCCGCCCACGACAAAGTCGCGGATCACGGCCACGTGCTTGAACTTTACAGCAGTCGTGAGATCGGCAAAGGCCGTGCTGCCAAGCGTGAGCGTCTGGGGATTGTTCGTGTAGTTCGTGGCGATGACCGTGTTGCGCCACTTGGCAAACTCCCAGGCATCGCCAACCGCAGTGTCGTACCTGTCAGGAGACTGGAAGATCAGCTCGGCCACCGACATGGTCGCCGTGGAGCCGTCATGGTCGATCTTTACCCAAACGTGATCCCACTCTGTCTCTCGGTCGGTGCATGTGATCGTGCGCCCAGCACTCTCATCAGCAGTGTCGGTAAAAGCGGCAAGCGTCCCGATCACTGTGCCATCCGTCGAGTTCGCAGGTACCGTGCCCTCCTTGCCGTACATCGTGAGCGTGACGCTAGGGTTCGCGCCACTCACGAAGCCAGCGTCGTCAGAGCCATGCACGACAACTCGATGTATCTGGCTTGCCGCCGCGAGCGTCTTGCCTACCCACGCACTGGTGGCCGACGCCGCAGTCGCACAAAGACTTACGTTCTGGGTCGTGTCGTCATCGAACGCAGCAACCAAACCACCGTCGCCGGTCATGTCTCCGATGTTGGTGCCGACGCCTGTCAGCTCGATGGCAGTCCCAGCTTGCAGTGAGGCGTCAGTCCACGCATCACCTACGTTGATGTACAGCTTCGTCTCATCGCCGCAATACTGGAGGACCGCATCACTGTCGTCGCGGAGCTGTACAGCGCCACGCGGATAGGCGTCGAGCGCAGTAGTGACCGTCACCAGCTCGCGGAACGGACCATAGCCGCTCGGCCCAGGCACGCAGTTGAGAGCCTCGGCAACGCCGTCGATCTCAATCGCAGCCTTGTCAGGCTCCCAGGAGCCAAGGTTGAAGACGTGAGCTGGCATTAAGGACGCGCTCCAATAGGCCGGGACACGAGCGTGCCCACGTGTCTGCTTTTCTTGTCAGAGAGGTTCGCGGAGCTGAGATACTCCTCGTACAGTCCCTTCCACGTGGGGATGCGCTCGTCATTGTCGAGGAAAGGTTCCGCCGCCACCAGCGAGCCGTAGAGATACAGAGCTGGGTAGTTCGTCAGGATCGGGTTCGTCAGGTTCGAGCTGCTCAACGCCGTCACGTCAGCGTAGTAGATCATCTCCGCGCTGTATTCACTGTCGCAGACACGGTCGAACTCGATCTCCTCGTGGATCGTGTACCACTTAGGTTTGCCAGACGCGCTGTTGATCTGCCGCGTCATCTCATCCTCGTTGACGAACTGGAGCCTTGTGACTGGCGTCGTCATCAAGCGCAAGTTCCGCATGTGCCTGTAGCCGGTCGGCAGCGCGAGGTAACGCACCGTGGTCGAGCAGCTCGCCGTCGCACGCTTGATCATCTCACGCACGCGCAGATTATGCTTGTGATGCTGCTCGGCGAGATCGATGAAGGTGTCGATGCGACTGGTTAGGTCATCGTTGTCGAGCCAGTCGGCGATCTCAGCCTTCAGATTGTTGTAGTTGTCGAGGCTCATGGTTCTTCGTCCTGCTCGTCGGAGCTGTCATCAACCTCTGTCTGGACTGTCCAGGGATCGACCAGCTCATCCTGCTCTGTGTAGTTTCTCTCACTCTCAAGCGCATCTGACCAGCCTGAGAGTTCCTCAGACTGCTCCGTGGAGACGTCCTCGAACTGCGCATGCTGAAGAAACCTGCTGAACCTGCTGACAGTCGCCGTCACTTGCACCACCACAGTAATGCCAAAACCACGACCGACCGTCACCACCGCGCTCACGGCAGCGGAGGCGTTCTTGCCAACGTCCTTGAGAGCCGAAACCGTCACGTCAACGGTGCCTCCGCTCAAACTGACGGCTGCGCTCTTGATCGCTTGCACCAGCGCAGTGACGGGGATTGTCGCCGACAGCGCCACCGCCTTGAGAGCCTGAACGGCAACCACCACCGGCACTGAAGCCAGCTTCCCCACATCCTTCAGCGCCAGGACCGTAACCGAAACGGAGGAGCTGGGAGCTGTGTAGGCCACGCTCTTGACCGGCACGACCGTCGCATCGACGGCCACACTCTCAGCCTTGGCCACAGAGGTCTCCCCGCGAGCCACAGTGGCGTCAACAGCGATGCTCGCGAGCTTGCCCACCTGCTTGACAGGATCGCCGACTGTTACATCCACGGCACCGCCAGACAGGCCCAGAGCTGCGCTCTTGACCGCAGAGACGGTCGCCGTAACCGAACCTCCCGACACAGCATAGGTGACAGCCTTGAGCGCAGTCACAGTCGCGTCCACCAGCACGCTGACAGCATAGGTGACCGCCTTGCTGACAACCTCGACAGTCGCGTCCACAGCAATCGACGCCGAGATCGACGCCGCCTTGAGAGGGTCGGCGACGGTCACCGCGACATTGATGGTCGCGCCCTGCGCGTAATTGGTCCCGCCACGCGGAAAGTCAGGACCGGCTGTCGGCCCTCCTACCCCAATGCCGCCGGGACCGCCTGTAGGACCGGGAGGAGCCATGCCAGCTCGCCTTTACTCTGTCGGCTGCGTCGGGTCTAAACCGCCGCCCTGCCCTGCGCCTACGCTCCCGGCGTCGCCCTTGTCGCTGCACCAAGAGAATTGCTGCGCGGCTGCGGGCAATTCATCCCAAGCCGCGTAGCACTCGGCGAGCGTGTCAAACTCGCCAATGGCTTCGACCGGGACGCGCCCCCGCAAGAGCGATTGGTGAAACAGGATTGCAAACGTGATCGTGGAAACTAGCGCGAGCTTGTTCATGGGTTTCTCACTTTTTTCGACGGCGCTCTGCCGCCCTTCTCAACAACCTTTGCCCGAACCAACTCCCTCACTGTATCAGGCTGCGACAACTCCGCGTCCTCCTCGAAAGGGACGCCGCGCTCTAGCGCGTCA